AAGTCCTCAGCCATTATGACCTGCGTAGCGAGATCTCCCGTAAGATCGGCTATGCTCTGGCTGAAAAGTATGACCGTCTGATCTTCCGTCAGATCGCCAAAGGTGCACGTCTTGCATCGCCTATCACCAAGACTAACTATGTTGAGCCCGGTGGTACCCAGGTTCAAGTCGGTACTGGCACTGGCGCTACTTCTGACGCTTTCGATGCTGCCAAGCTGGTTAACGCTTTCTACGACGCTGCCGCTGCAATGGACGAGAAAGGTGTCAGCATGGACGGACGTGTGGGTATTCTCAACCCCCGTCAGTACTACGCTCTGATCCAACAGGTTGGTGATAATGGTCTGGTGAACCGTGATGTCCAAGGCGCTTCGCTGCAAAGCGGTAAGGGCGTTGTGGAGATCGCTGGTATCAAGATCTACAAGTCCATGAACATCCCCTTCCTGGGTCGTTATGGCGTCAAGTACGGTGAGACTAATGGTCCTGTTGATCCTGGTAACACCGGTTCGTTCGTGAACCCTGCTATCGAAGATGGCGGCGGTGTCACTGGTCAGAACAACAACTACGGTGAGGCTACTTCTTTCGGTACCTCCTGTGGTCTGATCTTCCAGCGCGAAGCTGCTGGTTGTGTGGAAGCTATTTCTCCTCAGGTGCAAGTCACCAGCGGAGACGTTTCCGTGATCTACCAAGGCGACGTCATCCTGGGTCGTTTGGCCATGGGTGCTGACTTCCTGAATCCGGCTGCTTGTGTTGAGCTTCATGCTACCAGCACTGCACCTACCGCTTTCGGTGATGTGTATCCTTCTAACGTCACCACCTCCTGATAATTTTTAGTATCAGATACGGGAGCCTCTTCGGGGGCTCCTTTTTTTTAATTCCTTATTGAGAATTAGTCTTATTATCAATTATGCCTTTCCCTACTACTGGCTCCAACACTGAGCTACAAGCTGTTAATCAGATCCTGGCGTCAGTTGGTCAGGCTCCTGTTACTACGTTGACAACTGAAGAGACTCTTGTAATTAACGAGGTTAGTCGCTTTGTTGGTTCTATCTCTGGTACAACTCTTACCACTGAAACTGCTAACATTCCTGTTGGTACTTACATTGGTGGTACGGGTGTGGCTAGTGGAACCTCTATTGCTACTGCTGGTGTAGAACAACCCACCAGTCCTGTGACGTATGAATACACTGTGAACATTTCACAGACTGTTGCATCACGGGCAATGACTCAATCTATCGTTACAAGTAGAGTTGAAACCCCAACCAACCCGGACGTTGCGATTGCACTCAACACCCTTCGAGAAGTGTCGCGTGAAGTACAGGCTGAAGGCTGGTCTTTCAATAAAGAATACGATTATCCTATCACCCCAGATAATAACGACGAGATCAATATCCCTAACAATGTCCTTCAAATGGACTTGAACACTACCCGTACTGTTAACCTTAATCGGGATAGTATTAACCGTGGAGGTAAACTCTATGACCGCATGGCCCACTCCTACAAGTGGACTGATGAAACTGTTTATGTAGACATCCTTTGGGAAATGGATTGGGGTGACATCCCTGAACCTATCCAAGCGTTCATCGTTGCACGGGCTGCTAGCATTGTGTCTAGCCGTATCATCGGTGATCCTAACCAGTACCAAATGCTCCAACAAAAGGAAGCGTTTGCACGTGCTATGGCTCTTGAGTATGAAACGAGTCAAGGTGATTACACGTACTTCGGTGCACCTAAAGGAGGGAACTACTATCAGAGCTATCAACCGTTCCATACCTTGCAACGCTAATGCCAGCAGTAACTCAACTCACACCAAACTTTCTAGGTGGTGTATCAAAGCAAAATGATGACAAAAAATTAGAAGGACAATTGACCGAGTGTGTCAATGGTTATCCTGACCCCACCTATGGATTACTTAAGCGTCCTGGTATGCAATTCACCAGCGTCCTTCAAAAGGCTAATGGTGATGCGTTTACCGAAAGTGAACTAGCTGATGCTGCTTGGTTCTTTATTGAACGAGGTGCAGCAGGTTCATACATTGGTGCTATCAAAGGTACCAACATTTATGTGTGGACAGCAGCAGATGGTACGTGGTGTACAGTTACTAACAATGCTACTGGGTATCTAACTGGTACTCAGCAGAATGACTATCACTTCCGTAGTATCCAAGATACCACGATTATCACTAACCGTACCGTTAACACTGCTATGGCAGCTGCTGGTACGTTTGTTGCTAAGTCAGTTGCTACGCTTAAACTACTTACACTTGTAAATACTTATAGCTATACAGTTACTATTCAAAACATAGAAGCACAGGTAACTGCTCAAAATAATACAACATTTGATGATATGTTGTTGTATGATTCAGGTGATGTAGATAATAATCACCATTTAATTGATAAAATTAAAAGGGTTATTGAACAACAGCATACAGCATCTAATGCAGATTTTGATGGTATCTGGTATTTGGAAGGTTACAACAACAGTATTGTTATTAAACGTGGTACTGGTACTAATGCAGTGGTAACTGATTATAGTGCAGTTACTGGTACTCCTTTAGCCTTTGAAATCGATGCTAGAGGTGGTCTTAATAACACTGCACTTGAAGTATTTGAAGATGATGTAACTGATGTATCTAAACTACCACTTGAATCTTTTACTGATCATAACGTAAGAGTATTAAACAGTAATAGTGCTGAAGATGATTACCATGTTAAGTTCGTTGCTTACGACACTACCTTAAATAGAGGTCGTGGTTACTGGGAAGAAACCGTAGCACGTGATGTGTCTGCTGGGTTTGATGTGGACACTATGCCGCATGAACTGGCGAACACTGGTGCTACCACTTTTACATTTGACACTATTAATTGGAGTGCTCGGGAAGCTGGGGATGATGATACTAGCCCTGTACCTGCTTTTATTGGGGATCCTATTACTTCTACTTTCTTTTATAATAACCGACTCGGAATCCTCTCAACGGACAACATTAACTTTAGTGTTGCTAACGATCCCTATAACTTTTTTGTTAAGTCAGCTCTTACACAGATTGACTCAGATCCGATTGATTTGAACGTGGCTAGCGTCAGACCTGTTACTTTGTCTGATGTGCTGCCTTCACCTCAAGGTCTACTGGTGTTCTCAGAGCGTCAACAGTTCCAAGTGTTCACCACTGATGGAAGCACTCTTACCCCTACCTCTACCATTGTCCGTAGCGTCTCTAACTATGAGATGAATACGAACATTGCACCAGTGGATGTTGGTACTACTACTGCATTCGTTAGCAATGTGTCAGGTTACAGTAAGCTGTTTACCCTTCAACTACGTGACGTTGAACAACCTCCTATTGTGGTTGACATCAGTAAGGTGGTATTGGAATGGATTCCTGACACTATTGATAACCTTACGGTGAGTCCTCAGAACTCAGTGATTATGCTGATTGACAGGGACACATCTTACCTTTACCTGTATCGTTATTACAACAACGGGGAGAAAGATCTCTTCCAAGCGTGGACTAAATGGGAACTTCCTGGTACTATTCAAACTGCTAAGATCCTTAATGACTCTGTTATTGTTGTTTCCCAGCATGAGGATGAGTACACCATTGGTTCTATCACCCTTGATGAGATCCCCTCAGGAGACGTTGTAGCGACCGCTAGCGGCATTAACGGTAACTCATGCCTGGACATGGCTACACGCCCCGTCTCGCCTAACCCAGGCACCGTAGACGCGGTTGTATACGACTCCACTAATGATCTAACTAAGATCTATGTACCCTTTACTCCGTTTGCACAACAGAACGCAATGATGCTTCTTACTGTCCCCCTTGCGGATGACGGTACAGATGATGAGATTGACGCTGATGCTGGTTACTATGCTACGGCATATGAGCGTACAGAAAGTGGTACTAACTATCGGTACTTCGAAGTAAAAGGTAACTTCACTGGCTATGCTGATGGTATAGTCGTTGGCTATCCTTATGACTTTGAAGCTACTTTACCCCGATTCTACTTCCGTAGGGACGCTAACACTACTGACTTTACCGCTGCT